CCATATGTGCTCCGGTGATTGGTTTAAATCCTCCGGGAAATAATACTGTTACATTGTTCATGTTTTATTCTTTTTATATAAATATTACTTTATATTATTTAAATAACTATGCCCATAGGTTGATCCATCCGCCTTCAGCAGAACAATAAACTTGAAGCCGACCGTCGCCAGAATCTGCAGTTGAATTCCAAATTATCATGCCGTCTGGTGGCGACGGCATACCATTGTCTCTTTGATACTCAGTCATTCTAGGAGGTAAAAATCCTTTTGATGTACTATCTACTTGTAAAGCTGCAGATGGGTTTATTTTCTCAGATACCCCTCCTCCTATGTATATTGGTCCATCAGTACATGCTAATCCGGAATAAAAATTTGTCAGGCCTGTTACTCCACCGGCTCCATTAGACCAATCATGAGATGTTATGCCCATTGGTCTAAAATCATTCTTTGATTTAATAAATGCAATTCGTTGGCCTTGGTTCATTGCCATGGTTCGACCTTGTCCGAGTCCGATATCTCCTATAGCACCAGTTCCATATTGTATCGTAGAAACTGGAAATCCATGAGCTGGAACAACAAGATTTCTTACTTGCCACAATTGGTTAAACCAATCATCTTCATCACCATAAAATCCATATTTATAACCTGCCGATGGAATACCTTTAGAACTTAAACTATAAGCAATATATATTGGTTCGTGAGTCCCTGATTCGATTTGTAATTCTGTTCCGTATTGCTGTGTATCATACAATGGTGGCACAACCATCCCAAGTGGATAATTTGGAGGATACTCAATTCTTACTTGTGTTGCAGATTTTCCTAATTTCGATCCGTCTAATATTAATTTACTAGCTGAATATCCGTTTTTTACATAATCTTCATAATAACTTGCATATGCATTAGTAGAGTCTATTGTGGCTATACTATAAACAAATATGTCGGCTGCGGCATAATTTTTCAATGTCATATCAGTTGCACTAACAGACCCATCTGATGTAATTTGGAAATTAGAAGCCGACATTTCGAGGTTACCATCCGATCCACTTATATATTGGCTATTTGGATTACCTATAAAAAATTTCTCCGTATGTATATCTAATTCACTAGGATCGGTTCTAAATCTTAAATAATTATTTTCATTTGCTACTATTTCTAAACCAACTCCTTTATATTCTTCTTCTATTTCTGGCATTGCTGATCCTGACCATAATAAAAATCCAGCTGCATATGATCCGGATGGCGAATAATATATTTTTGTACCAAATGTATCAATATCCATCTGTGAATATGGTTCAACATATGTCATTGGTATTTGAACTGATGCTGATTGAAATACTGCATTTGGTGATGATCCAAATGACGCAGAATTATTCCAATTAACTGTTAACAATGTGCCTGCTCCTGGAAGGAGGCTGGAGGATGGAGATGGAGCATATGCATAAATCATGAGTCCGGGAAGAATGTCGTTTGCGGTAAAGTCTAATCCTTCTGTAGGTGCTACCCACGTTACGCTTCCTGGTTCGAAAGTTTGATAGTACTCTCCACTAGGGATGATCATCATTTGGGTTATTTTTTTTGAGCAGTTCCAAATGAAATTCCCATTAGGTAACATACTCCAAGTATTTACAGGAAGATCTTCTCCTCTCGATTGAGTTATATTAAAATTTCCTTGATATTGTACTCCAAAGTTGGTAGCATTGATCTCTGCAGGTGTCCATGATTGCCCCCAATTATTGGTTGATCCTCCATAAACTTTAGTCTCATTGCCAGTCTCTGTGACTGATCCTCTTGTCCAGACATCATCTGATGCGGAATCAGCGCCGGAGAAAGTAATACTACTAGTATCTTTAGTAAGATATACATGTCGATCTGTTATTGTACTTGGATAAATTACTGAACCAGAAGCCGTTTGATCATTTTGTCTTCGATACATATACACTTCGATACCATCTATTTGAGCATTTAATGGAATATTATGACCATAATTACCAGTAAATAACCACGATGACCCGGTTGAATTTATTTGATTAGAGCCGGTTTCCCACAAGGATCTAGATGCATGTGCCCAAGACAAATCCCGACTACTGGTTACTGCTGACATTGATACAAATGATGCTGTAGTTGCATTTACACGATATTGGGTGTTTCCAGCACTATTATAAGTTAATTCACTTGTAGGTTCGAATGAACCTGTTGCATTTGCAAATCCTCCATACCCTATAGAACGAAGATATCCCGTTCCTCGCAATCCGGATATTTCTACTCCGGATCTTAAATAATCGCCTACATATAACGATCCAGTAATCATTGAAAATCCGCCGTCTATATAACGATTTCCTCCTTGCCAATTTTTATCATATACATAATTAATGGTTTCACTTCGATTTCCTACAATATTATAATATTCTATTTTAAATGAAAGTTGATTATCACTTTTATGTTTGGTTGGAATTTCTGATCTTATTCTTGTATAATTTGGAGTATATCCTAATTCGGCATTGGTTAATGTTCTTATATCTGCAATTTGCCACACTCCGGCTTCTACTACAAATAATAATGATCCATTGCCTGTTTTATCTGATTTAAACTCAAATTCAATATCATCATACCGCTGACTATCTCCGGTAGAGACAATCTCTCCTACTTTTTTTCCAACTTTAATTGGTAAATCTTGATTAAGTAAATCCGTTGTATCATAATTAAATGCAGATCCAGATGCGTAAATTGAAAGTTTAGGATTATTATTTCCACTAACACTACTTCTGGTTGCTAATGCATCTAGCGTTACTTTATATTCTGATTGACTAACGAAAAATCCAGTATATTGATCTTTAACTCGTGCTAACAAGACTTTATTATTTGCTGTAATATCTGTGGAACTATCGATTAACATTCCATTGTTAATAGACGAAGTCGTCCAAGTCAATGTAGGAGCAGTTGATTCTGTTTTTCCTAAATATGTATGTCCTTCCCAATATGCATCGATTATGCTTTGTGATGTAAATATTCCTATAGATAAATCAGGTGTTAAAGAAGATGTCGAATCTACAAATATTTCTGTTCCAGATAATAAAACATCATTTACTAGTTCCCATGTTCCAACATTTCCTTTCGTATTAGTATGTACCTTTATACGAGATATATCTCCGGTATCTGGTTCTAATTGTTTTATTTGAACTAATGCAAATGATTCTGAATGTTGTGTGGAAACATATGTTGGATCTGCTTCATATTTTAATGTATATGAAGATGGAGAAAAATGATTATATGTATGAGCAGATATACTTTGACTGCTAAATACTGTATATGGAGTTTCTAATTGTAAAGTGGTGTTACTTAAAACTTTTTGTACTTTAGAAACATATGGTACATTTTCAACTAAAAAAGTTGGAGTTGGTTCTAATGATACAGGCGATGTTACAGTTAATGTTCCTCCTTGCATTTCGCCGGTAAATTTACCGCCGGCTAATTGAAGTATCGGCCGATCATTATTCGAAAAGTATTCTACCAATCCAGTAGAATATGTAGGAAATTGACTTGTTGCATATGTTCTATCTAATTGAATTCCTATATTTTCTGCTATTGTTACTGTTGGTTCTCGTGTAAATATTATTTCAGATTCATTAGGAGATATCGGATTGACCGGAAGAGATCTTGTCCATTTTACATTTGGCTTATCTTTCCATTCATTTGGAATTTGTGTATCATTGAGTTGTGAAAGTTCTGATAATAAAGTAACAGTTGCTTCTCCGGTTGGAGTATCTTCGTAAACATGAATCGAAACAATTCGTTCTCCAGAATCTGTTATATATTCTATAACTTCACTATAAATAGGTGCACCTGATGAATCTAATACTTCTACATCTACATAAACACCAAGTTTTAAATTTTCAGAATTTCCTTTTAATTTAAATAAATTCTTTCCGGCTGTTAATCTGGGAGGAAATTCTGAAACTATAAATACATCTGGCGATGCTGCTGATGTGTCGGTAAAAAATGTTGGAATATATTGTAATCCTGAATATATTGCTCTTTTTCTTGCCATTTTATATCACTTCTTTTTTATAAATATCAAGTATGTATAATCTGGCTGAAATTATTTATCTTATTTACTTCTATTAAATTGTCTACCATATCCCTCATAGTATCAACGTGTGATATGATAATTGAAAAGTCAAATTTGGTTCTAAAATACTCAAATAAATTTGCTACTGATGATATATGTTCGTGGTCTAAACTTCCCCATCCTTCATCAATTGCAATGAAATTTGGCCTAGGTAATGCTGATACATTAATAAGTGCTACCCTAATTGCTAATGAAGAAATAAATCTTTCCATTCCAGAAGTTAATTCTAATGGCCAAAAATTATCTTCATCGTAAATAATATAACCATTAATATTTTTACCATCTGTTTGTAATACCATATTAAAATCAACAACTTGGGTTAAAACATTATTAATTTCATTTTCAATTTTAGGGAGTGCTATTTTAATTAAATCATAAGGAACACCATTTCTTTTTACGGATTGTAAATAATATTCATATGCTTTATATTCTGTTTCTAATTGTTTATATTTTTCTATTTGTTCAACAGCCGTGCGCTTTTGTGTCTTTGCGACTTCTATATCACCATGCATGGATTTAATTGAGTCTGTTATATTTTTTAATGTTTCTGCAATATCTTGTATTAATTTCTTTTTGGCTTTTATTTGTTTATCTATGTCTTTATTATGAATTATTGCAGATTCATTTTTACTAAATAAATCTTGTCGTTCAGTATTAGTTTCTAATTCAGATTCTTTTGTTTGCATATCACTTTCGAATACTTGTAATTGCAATTTTTGTTTTTCTATTTTATTTTTCAAATCCAATCTAGATTGATATGTAGATACTATATTTTTTATACCATCATATTTGTTTTGTATACTATTTAATGCAGTTTGTTTACTTTTTAATCTAGTTTCATTTTCAGGTAATTTTTGTTTTGCTTGTTCTGCTTCTTTAATAAAAACATTCGAAGTACAATATTTACAATTTGGATCATATTCGTGTGTTTTTAAATGATCAATTTTTTTCTTTTGTATTTTTACTAATTGTTTTAATTCTGTTTCTTCTCTTGTTAGTTTTTTTATTGTTTTGTCTTGTTCTTGTATGATAGGAGTAAGAGCTTTAATTCGTTGTTCCAATCCGCCTGGTGTTCCGTCTTCTTCTGTGGCTCTGTGAAGTTTTATATCAAATTCCTTGTATTCAGCATCTGCTTTTTCAACAACTTCTTCCTGGTCTTCGATTTCTGTTTGTAATTCTTCTATTTCATTAACCAAATCAATTTCATTTTCTTCCAATTCTTCAATTTCGGGGCCATCATATGATGTGGGTTGTTTATTCTCAATTAAACTTAATATCTCATTTTGTAATGTATTTCTAGATTCTTGTAATTGGTTCTCCGCTGTTTCTAAATCTAATATCTCATCTTGATTTTCTAATATAACATCATCTGATTTTTTTATTATAGCTCCGAAATCTGTTTTCTTATATTCTTTTAATTTACCTGCTGTTTCTTTTGATTCTTCTGCGGCTAATTGATATAACTGTTCAAACACCGTTGTGTCTAAAAATTGTGATAATAAGTCTTTTCTTTCTCTTTGTGATTTTTCTATAAAATTATTATTGTCTGCTTGGAGGGAAAATGCAGTTAAAATAAAGTCATCATATGTCCCTAAAAATCTTCTTATACTTTTATTTGTATCACTACGTTCTTCCCCATTTAAATTTTCTTTTTCATTATAAAAATTAACATTTACTTTAACATGGCCATGTTTTAGGGTCGTTCCAACCCTTTCTATAGTATATTCTATATTATTTAATTTAAATTTAAATATTCCTTTAAACCCTGCTTTTTTATTATTTAATACTTCTTTTGCTTTTCCTGTTTTACTACATTTATCAAATATAGTATATGTTATCGCATCTAATAAAGAAGATTTTCCAGTTGCGTTTGCTGCAAACAACCCTACTACATCTGACAATTTTGAGAAATCAATTTTATTTTTTTTACCATATGAAAACATATTTTCAAATTCAAATGATATTGGATACCACGTAACATTTCTAACAGATTCTAATATAGGTAATTTAGAATTCATCGTACGATTAATGTATCTAACTGTATCTACTTCTTCATCAGAAGCTTCTGGATAATTGATATCTACAAAATTCGTAATTAAATTATTTTGATATTCTACATCTCTAACATTTCCGATACTAATAGATGCATCGGAATTTTCACCACTATTATTAGTAGTTCGTTGAATTGAAATATCTTGTACTTTATATTTTTTTCTAACTGTTGCAATTAATTTTTTAATATCTGCTGCATCTGTATTATTAAATTTAATACGAATTCTAGGTTTATTTGGGATACGATGTGATGATTTTATTATATGGCCATTGTCTACTTCAAATGTAACATATCCATAATCATTATCAATTTCTACAAATTCGGCAGTTCTGTCAGGCAAGTCCCATACTAATATTCCATGATCTAATGCTTCGCCATGATTTTGTTGTATTAATGATCCAGGATATCCAATTGTTTTTTCGTCGTTTAAAAACTGTGCTGGCTTATGAATATCGCCTAATAATGTTAAATCATGACCATCAAATAATTCCGTTGTTACATGTTCATTTGATATTGCAAATCCTATATCAGTTTTAGCATTATGTACAGCACCGTGATGTAATGCAATTTTATATGCACCTTTAAAGTCTTTTGCTTTTAAGTAATATTCTGGAGCTATATCTACTGCCATATGATTAAATACGACTCCACCCAATTGATATAATCCATTTTCTTTTATAAAATGAATATTTGGATTTTTAACCACATCCAATATTGGAGATATTGCATCCATTCGATACAAATTATTTAAATTCATATCATGGTTACCTAACATTACAATTGTAGGAATTTCAAATCCATTAAAAAATTTAGTTAACATGTTTATTAATTCTGGAGACATATCTAATTTAGAATGTACAATATCTCCAGTGACTACACATATACTTCTGGGTGTTGCATATTGTGCTAAATGTAAGAATAAATTTTCAAAAACTTCTTTATATTCTTTATGTCGTTTTAATGTTCTGATGTGTATATCAGATATATGAAATATCTTATCGATATGTTTTATATTTGGATTTAGATTTTTTATTTCCATATTAATTTCATTCGTAATTGCATCAACCGTTCAAATGAAAATGTTAACGTTTCAGCAATTAATTTACTTATTTTTTCAAATCCTAATTCATTTGGATCTTGATCTTTTACTTCTACAAAATATACATTTAAACCTTCTGCCATAAATTTTTCTGCTATTTGCAAAGAATTTTTTATTGCATCTTCATCCAAACATAAGTAGATATCTTTCACTCGTTCTTCTATAATTTTTTTCTGTAATTTTGGCTGTATAATTTTACCAAATAGTGGTATTGCATTTCTTTTAATTGTCATTGCATCAAACACTCCTTCGCATAATACAATTGGTTCTGCCCAATTAATTAACATTTCGAATCCTATAATATCTTTTGAAACTAATGGATTTTTGTGTTTATAAGAATCGCTTGAATAATATGCTCTAGATACAAAATAATTTAATTGTCCGTATTTATCATAACTTGGTACAATAACTTTACCAGAATACTTTCCAGATTCTGCATACCCTATTCTGTAACGAATTATATCAAATATAGTTATTCCTCGTTTTTTTAAATAATGCATTGCATTACGATAATCAGGAGTTTTTTTAGGAATCCATAATGGTATATACTCTTCTGGAATTTCTAATACTTCG